ATCTTCAATGGGATATGTTTCATTATATAGAATCAAAAGCAAAACGTTCTTACATTGCAGGAGATGATGATCAAGCTATTATGGGCTTTCAAGGATCTAATTCAGCTCATTTTGTTAAATTACATAAAGATATAGATACAGAAATAGATACATCTTTAATTAAATCAAGAAGAGTTCCTAGAGCTGTTCTTAAAATTGCTAAAAGTATCTTAGAAAAAATACCATCTAATGAAAGAGTTCCAAAAGAATGGCTTGCAACTGATTTTGAAGGAACGGTATCTTTTGTTTCAAATTACGAAAGTATAGATTTCAGCAAAGGCCGTTGGTTAATACAAACAAGAACCAATAAAATGCTAGAACCTATAAAAGATTTCTTTGAGGACAAAGGGTTTTATTATTCCAGTAAAAAAGGAAACAATTTGATTAGTAAAGAATTATTAATTGCAATTGATTCTTGGAATCAATTAAGTGAAGGATTATTGGTTCCTGCCAAATCAGCAAGAAAAATGTATTCTTATATGAGTGTTACTGGGGGCAAGATACAAAGAGGATTTGGTACAGGTAAATCTTTCAAAGAGATCGGTGAAGAAGTAATTGGTCTAGATGATTTAAGAAAAGACCACGGGCTACTAGCGGCAGGAAGCTGGCAACAAGCATTTGATAAAATAGATGAAAGAAGAAAACAATACATTTTAACTTTACAAGAAAATGGAGAAGATATTTTACCAACTTCTAAACCAAGAATTAGATTATCAACTATTCACGGTGCTAAAGGAGATGAGGATGAAAACATAGTTCATTTTCTAGATTTAGATATTCTAAGCTATAATGCATTTCAAAGAAATCCTAATCCAGAACATAGACTTCAGTATGTTGGTGTAACTAGAACTATATCTAATTTATATTTAGTTAATCCAACAGGACAATATGGATATCAAATATGAAAGATGTATATAATAGACAAGTTGGTGGTGATCACTATCAATCCATGGTTATACAACCCTCTGAATTTATTAACAAAAATAACTTGCCCTTCGCCGAAGGAAATGCAATAAAATATTTGTGCAGACACAAGCAGAAAGGACAAAAGAAAGATTTGGAAAAAGCAATTCATTACTGTCAAATGGCAATAGAAAGAGATTATCCTGATGTATAGTCCTTTACCACCAAGACTTACTATTCAACCTTCTTTAATTAGTGGGTTAGGACTGTTTGCAACAGCAGGTATTGCTCAAGGAACTAATTTAGGAACCACTCATATTAAAGTAGATGGTAAACTTTTTAGAACACCATTAGGTGGCTTTATTAATTGTGATGAAAATGCTAATTGCGTTAAAATAGAGATGAGAACTGAAGGTTCTATTACTGATAAATGGAATTTAGTAACATTAAGAAATATTAATAATGGAGAAGAATTAACATTAAAATATACATTCTACACCGTGAAAAAAGATTTCTTGGAAGAAGCTGAAAAAGAGAAAAAAGAATTAGAAGAATCTTATAGAGAGTCTGTAAGACAAACTGAGGAACGTAAAAATAAATGATTTTTGAAGCACAAACAGAATGGATAGCACCGGATAACTTCCCTGATTTAAGTGGATATAAGATAATATCTATAGACTTAGAAACAAAAGACCCTGATTTAAAAACAAAAGGATCAGGCTCTATTGTTGGCAACGGAGAAGTAGTAGGAATTGCGGTAGCTGTAGATGGATGGTGTAAATATTATCCAATAGCTCATGAAGGAGGAGGAAATTTAGATAAAAAGAAAGTATTGGAATGGTTAAAAGATGTATGTGCAACATCTAGTATAAAAGTATTTCACAATGCCATGTATGATGTTTGTTGGCTTCGTTCTTATGGAATAAAGCTAAATGGTTTTATTATGGATACTATGGTTATGGCCTCATTAATAGATGAAAACAGATTTAGGTATGATTTAAACTCTATTTCTTTTGATTATACCGGAGAAAGAAAAAGTGAAGCGGCTTTATATGAAGCAGCGAAAGATTGGGGAGTAGATCCTAAAGCAGAACTATATAAACTACCAGCAATGCATGTTGGAACTTATGCTGAAAAAGATGCTGCACTTACTTTAGAATTATTCAAAAGGCTGTCTACTGAAATAAAAAAGGAAAAACTAGAAGAAATATTTAATCTCGAGACACAATTATTTCCTTGCCTCGTCGATATGCGATTTTTAGGAGTTCGTGTAAACGTTGAAGGCGCTCATAAATTAAAGCAACAATTAATTGAACAAGAAAAAGAATGCTTACAATTAGTAAAAAAAGAAACTGGAGTAGATACCCAAATATGGGCAGCGAGATCCATTCAGAAAGTTTTTGAAAAACTAAACCTACCTTTTGAACGAACTGAAAAAACAAATTCTCCTTCATTTACAAAAAATTTCCTTTCTGAACATTCTCATCCTTTGGTAAAAAAGATAGCTAAAGCCAGAGAAATTAATAAAGCTCATACTACTTTTATTGATACCATAATTAGATATGAACATAAAGGTAGAATTCATGCTGATATTAATCAAATAAGATCGGATCAAGGAGGAACAGTAACAGGAAGATTTAGTTATTCTAATCCAAACCTCCAGCAAATTCCTGCACGGAACAAAGATTTAGGACCATTAATAAGATCATTATTCATTCCAGAAGAAGGACACAAGTGGGGATGTTTTGATTACTCACAACAAGAACCACGTTTAGTTGTACACTTTGCTGCAACTACTGCAGGTATAAAAGATGATCCATCTGTAAGAGAAATTATAGATAACTATTCTAATAATGATATAGATTTCCATAAAGCTGTCGCAGATATGGCGGGTATAGATCGTACTCAGGCTAAAACAATTAATCTTGGTCTATTCTATGGAATGGGTAAAGCCAAGTTACAAGCAGAGTTAGGTTTGAACACGAAGCAAGAAGCTGAGGAACTATTTAATCAATATCACGACAGAGTTCCATTTGTTAGAAACTTGATGAATGAAGTTTCCAAATGGGCATCAAGAGATGGTGAAATAAGAACACTACTTGGAAGAGGATGTAGATTTAATAAATGGGAACCAGCTCAATTTGGGATGCATACTCCTATGACTTGGGAAGAAGCAGTGAAAAAATATGGTGAAAATAGAATTAGAAGAGCCTTTACTTACAAAGCATTAAATAAATTAATTCAGGGGTCGGCTGCTGACATGACCAAAAAGTCAATGTTAGACTTATATAAAGAGGGTATTGTCGCACATATACAGATACATGATGAACTAGATTTATCTGTAGAATCAGAAGAAAAATCAAAAAAAATTGTTGAGATAATGGAGAATGCTGTTAAATTAGAAGTTCCCAATAAAGTAGATTATGAATCTGGAAAAAATTGGGGAGATATTTACGATTAACCAGGAGGAAACTATGGAAAAAGTAAAACAAGTATGGGCATTAGCAAAAGCTAATCCCAAGATATCTGCCGCTGTTGTGGTAGTAATAGTTGCTATATATTTTGCAGTAAACTAGGAATTATATGAGAGATGGCCTATTTAAATGCAAACATTCCTGTGATCTATTCACAGATCCGGAGAGAATATCTCTACGATCTTAAAGAACATCATGGGGAAGTTGAAGACTGCATTATCTTTGGCCTGGCGTCTATTACAGGACGTCCTATCCTCTTTCATGCTATTATGGAGAACGGTGCTGTGTTCTATCGTCTCCCTATTTCGGCCTTCGTTCAAAGAGGATTTGATGTCAAAGAAATTCCTAGGATGCGACTTGACGAGCTGGAGCTTTGGAATTGTTTTAGTTACTATCCTAGCGTTACTACTTTTGATATCCTAGACGCACAATCAGGAAAATTTTTTGGAAAAGATAAGAAAACTCATCCGGGTGCATACCTTTTTACTGTTGACTGGGCGCACCCAGAGAGTAATATAGTAGACACTGATCATTCAGAAATTCCGCACGAACATAAGTGCGCTCATATATTAGCGTTAGATGACGGTAATTATGCGGCTCAGCCAAACAATCGTATACTTTGGGATATCCCATCATTTACAGTAAGGAATGAAGTTCCTGACTGGAAAGTACAAACAAGTGATTGGAATGTTGAAGATACTCGTAAATGGAGAACTGAAGATACTGATAAATTCTTTTACGAAATTGAGGAAACCAAAGACGAAGAAGAGGAAAAATATTTAGCTGACGAAAAAACCATGGCTGACTATGCAGACTCTTTTAAGGAGAAAAATGATTAAAAAATTTTTAAAATTCATTTGTTGGCCTTTTAAAAAATTTTTAGACTGGTTGGCGAGTGGATTACCAAAAGGAAAAGATGATGAATAAATGTAAAAATTGTAATCACGACTGCCACTGCAGTGGCAAAGAACATATTGATGAATACTTAGACGTATGTCAATGTGGAAACTGTGATTGTCATGAAAAAGCTCAAGACTTAAGTTACGAAAACAATGGAGTTGTAGTAGATGACACAGGAGAATGTGAAAGCTGTCAATAGACATGGATAAGTTTAAGAAATATTATTTTATAGGAACATTAATTATCTTAATGTGTCTTTTAGCTTTCTTTGGTGGACCAAGCTCGTGGGGGG